GATTCTACATTGAACGCACTAAGTTCTATTGGTCAAATTGCTGATGCTTTTGCTCAAGGTGATAGAGAAAGAGCAAAGAAAGCATTTAAAATAAATAAAGCTATTGGTATTGCACAGGCAACAATTAACACAGCGAGAGGTATCGTCAATGAATTAAGTCACCCTGTCAAAAGTTTGACATTTACTAATTATGCTGCTGCCGCTGCAATGGCATTAGCTGGCGCTGCTCAAATTGCTACAATATCTGCTACAAGATTTGACTCTGGAGGTGGGAATACACCAACAACAACAGGTGATACTGGTGGTGGAGGCGGAAGTCAAAATTTAAACTCTCCTAGCATAGCGCCTAGTTTCAATGTAGTAGGTCAATCAGGATTTAATCAAATTGCTGGAGCGTTAGGACAACAACAACCAGTACAAGCATTTGTAGTAGCTGGAGATGTTACTACAGCCCAAGAACTACAAAACAACACAATTTCACAAGCCACCTTTTAAAACAATTAAAAACAAAACAAAATGGAAATAGTAGAATTAATTTTAGATGAAAATGAAGAGATGACAGGCGTGGAAGCTGTTTCTTTAGTAGAATCTCCAGCCATTGAGGAGGAATGGATAGCACTTTCAGAAGAGGGGATTAAATTAGCTAAGGTAGATGAAGAAAAAAGAATTGTTCTGGGTGCAGCTCTAGTTCCTAATAAAATGATCTATAGACAAAGGGGAGATTATAAATTTTATGTATTCTTTTCAAAAGACACTGTTAGAAGAGCTAGTGAATTATTTTTAATTAAGGGCAATCAAAGTAACGCAACCCTTGAACATGAACTAAAAGCTAGTGGTCTTCATGTTGTTGAAAGCTGGATAAAAGAAGGAAAAGACAAAAGCGACAAATACAACTTAGATGCACCTGAAGGTAGTTGGATTATTTCTATGAAAGTAACTGATGATAAATTATGGGAAGAAATCAAAGAAGGCAAACGATATAAAGGGTTCTCAATTGAAGGTTTTTTTAGCCAAAAAGCAAATATTAAAAAGGATTCTACTAATCAAGAAATGGAAGCTATTTTAGAAAGTGAGGCTGCTGACGTAGTTGACAATATTAAAGAGCTACTAAAAGAAAATAAAGTGGAGTTAGAAAGTTATAACGACTATCCAGAAGCTGTTACTAACAATGCTAAAAGAGGGAGAGAACTTAATAAAAAGGTTAATAATAAATGTGCGACAAATATTGGAAAAATAAGGAGTGCTGATCTCGCATCTAAACGTAAGCTCAATGTATCCACAATTAAAAGAATGTATAGCTTTTTAAGTAGAGCTGCTGAGTACTATGATGAAGGGGACAATGAAGCCTGTGGAACTATCTCTTATTTACTATGGGGTGGCAAAGCTGGTTTAAGATGGAGTGAGAGCAAACTTAAAGAACTGGGCGAAATAGATTTAGCTTCTATGGTTATCAATGATGACCTTGCTATCATAGATGACAGACTGGCTTATAGCACACAAGAAAAAGCAGAAGAAATGGCTAGAAGCTTAGACTGTTCTGGCTTTCATGTGCATGAGTACAAAGATAAAAAATGGTTTATGCCATGTGAAACACACGAGCTTAAAAAATACAAATGTCCTAAGGGATATAAGAAAGACTATCAAAAACATAAATGTGTAAAGAAAAAAGATAGTTATGCCGAAATTGGTGAAAGAGGAGGTGTCAAAAAATCACCTAAAGCTCCAGGTTCATCAACTCCCAACAAAAACCCAAAAGGAAAAGGGACAGCTAAGGGAGATGCCTCAACAAGTAGAGGCGCAAAAGTGAGCAAAGCGGATGAAGCTTCATTACAAAAAAAAGCAAATGATTTTAATGAAAGGTATAAGGAAAAATTAGGTTATGGTGTTACAATAGGTCAACTAAAATCAGTTTTTCAACGTGGTTTAGGAGCTTTTAACACCTCACACAGTCCTAGAGTTACAAGCGCTAAGCAATGGGCGCATGCTAGAGTGAATGCTTATATGTATTTAGTAAAAAATGGCAGACCACAAAACGCTAAATACACTACAGATTACGATTTATTGCCAAAAAAACATCCAAAATCATCAAAAAAATAAAGAAAATGAGAAAATTTAAAGATAAAATTGAAAAAGGCAGGATGAGCAAGACAGCTAAATTTGGTGGAAAAAGAGGTTGTCTTTGTGCTGACTATAAAACTTATCATCAAAAGTGTTGTAATGGTTCACTTTGGGCGCAAGGAATAGGAAAAGGCTAAAAATAATTTACTAAAAAGTATATCATAAAGAGTTTTTGTGCGACTCGTAATTATGAAAGCTCAAACTATACTTAGTCAAATCAAAGAAGTTATTGGAATAAATTTAAATGAGGAAGTTAAAGTTGAACTTCAAGAACTAACTCTTGAAAATGGAACTGTTCTAGTTTCTGACTCATTTGAAAAAGGGAAATCAGTTTTTATTAAATCTGAAGACGAAGAAAATATAGCTCTTCCTGTAGGATCTTATACGTTAGATGATGGTAGAGAATTGTTAGTCAAAGAAGAGGGGTTAATAGAGAGCATATCAGCTAAAGAAGAAAAAGAAGAGGTTGAGGCATCTGAAGAAAGTGTTACTGAAGATAAAGTTGAAGAAACTGAAATGGAAGAACACGAGGAAAAAGAAGAGGAAAAAGAAGAAATGTATGTAACTAAAGAAGAGTTTGCTTTAGCTATGGAAGAAATTAAAGCAATGATTGAAAAATATGTTGCTAAGAAAAATGAAGAAGAAAAAATGAGTAGTAAAGAAAAAGAGGAAGTTGAATTATCTGAAGAGATTGCTGAACCAATTGTTCACAATCCAGAAGCTAAAACGGAAAGTAATATATTTTACAATTCTAACATTGCTCCAAAATCTACTCTACAAGAAATTTACGAATTATTCAAAAAATAAAAACAAAAAACAATGGCAACTAATATAGTAAGTACTAGCTATACAGGAGAATACAAAGACAAAATTGTTGGAAAAAGCTTAATGTCTGGAGACACTCTTAAAAATGGAGGTGTGACTGTATATCCTGACATAGCACATAAAGAAGTAATCAAGAAGATTACTCTAGGAGATGATTTAATGGTAGCTGGAACCTGTGATTATACAGATGCTGGAACAGTTACTGTAGCTGAGGCTATTCTTGAAATGAAGGAATACCAAATTAATAAAACTGAATGTGTAAGAACATTTAGACAGGATTGGTTAGCTGAGCAAATGTCTAATAGAATGATGGACAGAGACCTTCCAAAAAGTTATTCTGATTTTATAGTAGCTTATTATTTAGAAAAAATTGCTAAAAATATTGAAGTTCAGATCTGGCAAGGAGACGGAACTGGAGCTAATTTGACTGGATTCACAACTAATTATGCTGCTGATGACTCTGTTCTTTTAGGAGGCGCTAAGATTGCTGCTATTGGTGGTGGTGTGAATGCTTCTAATGTGGTTGACGAGATTGCAAAAGTGGTGAATAATGTCGCTTCAAATCAATCTTCTTTATTAGCAGAGGATGATTTTTTCATCTATGTCGGAGCCGATATTTTCCAGCATTATCTGAGATCGCTCGGCGGTTTCGCAGCTAATGGCGTCGGAGGGTCAGGTTACAACAATCAAGGATCTAACCAAGACTTAGGTTCCAATTTATTGTTTGATGGAATTAAAATATTTAGAGCGCCTGGAATACCAGCTAATCAAATGGTAGCAGCTCAAAAATCAAATCTAGTATTTGGTTGCGGTTTCTTAGGAGATCTTTCAGAACTGAAAATTATTGATACATCTGAAACGCTAGGAGACCAGAATTTCAGATTTGTAAATAGATTTAAAATGGGTATCCAAACCATATTTAAAGGTGAGGTTACTTATTACGGATAATTATTAACAATTTAAATTAAAACACTGTGGCGTGTAATATATCGGCTGGACGAGCCTTAAATTGTCGAGACATTTCAGCAGGGATTTCAAAAGTGTATTTTGCAGACTTTGGAACTCTTGGAGCTTTGACTATTTCTTCAGAAGAGGTTACTGCTTTAGCTGGAACACCAACTTTTTTTCAATATGATGTAAAAGGAGCTGGTAACTCATTAGATCAAGTAATTAATTCAAGTGTGGATAATGGAACAACTTTTACAGAGCAGACTGTTAATCTAGTTTTACCAAAACAAAGCAAAGAAGATTTAGTTCAACTTAAGCTACTCTCAGTATCAAGACCACACATAGTTGTCTCTACGTATGCTGGTGAAGCGTTTTTAGTTGGAATGGAGCATGGTTGTTCTCTAGTAACTGGCAACATTAGCACTGGAGTAGCAATGGGTGACCTCTCTGGCTACACATTACAATTTCAGTCAATGGAGCTAAGCGCAGCACCATTTTTAGAAGGTTCAACTACTTCTAATGCTTTTGCTGGTTCTGGGTTTAGTGGTGTTACTGTAACGCAAGGAACTAATAGTTAAAATTAAATGAGTTCTATAAGTTAAATAAACTAATAGAATAGGTGGACTAAGGGTGGATGGATGAAAATTTTATCCACCTTTTTTTTTAAATAATAAAAATGCAAATACTAAGCACAACAGGGGGAACAATAAATTTTATACCAAGACAAAGCATAGACAACACCAAAACTTATAGCGTTAAAGTGATTTCAGAAAACCAAAATAAAACCATATTTACAGATAATACAGCAAGTATTGGAAGTATAAAATATTATTCCAACTATGCACTCTCTACAACGCTTATAAATGGTGAATTTTACAATTTAGAAATCTCAAATAGTACAGATAATATTGTTATAGCAAAAGATAAAATATTTTGTACTAATCAAGTAATAGATTCTTATAAAATTACTGATGGAGTGTTTACTCAGCATAACACAGGAGCAGATGAATTTATTTTTTACACTAGCTAATGGATAACACTCATTTCATATCATTAAGCCACTACGAAAAACCAATTATTGTAGAAGAAAAAAACAGAGATTATGTCTCTATCGGTGAAAACAATAATTATTACAATGAGCTAGTCGAATGTTTTTTAAATAGCACTACCAATAAAGCTGTAATCACAGGAATTTCTCAGCAAATTTACGGAAAAGGGTTAGATGCTACTGACTCTTCTGAAAAGCCTGAAGAGTATGCTCAAATGATGGAGCTATTAGATCCAGACTGCCTTAGAAAAATATGTTTAGATCTAAAAATGTTAGGTGAAGCAGCGCTTCAAGTTACTTATAAAGGGAAAAAAGTAGCTACAATTTCACATTTTCCAAGGGAAACTTTAAGAGCTGAAAAAATGGGCAATAAAGGAATAATAGAAAATTATTTTTATTCTCCTAATTGGCAAGAAGTTACCAATGCCACAGAGCTTCAAAAAATACCTGTATTTGGTACAAAAAATAAAGGAAGAGAAATAAAGATTATTAAAAATTATATTCCTGGTTATTACTACTACAGCTTGGCGGATTATTGCACCAGCTACGCCACCCTAGAATCGGAGGTTTCTCAATACTTAATAACTGAAACCATGTCTTCTTTTAGCACTAGAAGTTTAATAAATTTTAACAATGGAGTACCCTCACCCGAGGTTCAACGACAAATCAACAACCAGGTTAAAAATCAACTTACTGGCTCAAATGGTGAAAGAGTTATTGTCAGTTTTAATCATAATGCTGAGGCAGCGACCAAAATAGAGTCTATTCCTTTACAAAATGCACCAGATCTTTATGAGCAATTAAGTAACGAATGTAGAAGAATGATCCAATTAACTCACAGAGTAAGCAGTCCTTTACTACTAGGAATTAGAGATGGAAACGCTTCCTCTTTAGGTTCTAATAGTGATGAGATTATGGTAGCTCAGAGATTATTTCATAATACTACTATCCTCCCCTATCAAAAATTAATTTGTGAAAATTTAGAAGAAATTTTAGCAGTAAATAATATTACTTTAAATCTATATTTTAAAAACATTGATCCACTAGAATTTATAGACGTTGACAATGTTAAAAATGATGAAGTAAAAGAAGAGGAAACTGGAGTTAAAGAAGAAGACTCTACTGAACTTTCTGTAGAGATTGATGACAAAGCCTATGAAAATATTTTAAGCGCCTTAGAAGGTGAAATAATGGATTCTGAAGAGTGGGAAATAGCAGACATTAGAGACTATAGTGAAGAAAATGAAAGTTGTGATCTTTGGGCTGAAAGTCTAATAGAAACTAATCTAGCTGAAACAGGAAGACAAGTTAAACCTGCTGGCAAAAGTATATCTGTTGAGAAGCCAAAAGGGTTTTCTGTTTTAGATAAATCATTTTATAAAGTACGTTATAAGTATGCTACAGGAGTCAGAAAGAAAAAAGGCTCAAAATCCAGACCTTTTTGTGAAGCAATGATGAAAAGAAGCAGAAAAGGTGTTGTTTATAGAATAGAAGACATTGATTTAGCTTCTGAATATTGGACTTCAGAGGATTTTAAAAGATTAGGCTTACCAATGCACAATGGAAAACCATTCGATCTTTTTCGACTAAAGGCGGGTAAACACTGTAGACATATTTGGAAAGAGGTATTGTATAAAGTAAAGAATAAAAAAAATAAAGATTCTAAAAACATGAAAGACTATGAAGTTGTAGAAACAATTCCAAGTTCCTACAAGCCAAAGCCAAGAGGTCACAAAAGAGCAGGTATTGCAGAAAACACTAGAAGCGACGGAGGCGCATATTCAGGATAATGAGTAAAGTTTTATTTATACAGCCAAAAGATATTACAACTTATACTTCCATAAATGGGTCAGTTGACGTGGACAAAATAGTTCCTTTTATATTTAAAAGTCAAGAGATATATATTCAGGATATATTAGGAACTAAACTTTATGAGAAATTAAAAACAGATATTTCTGGAAGTACTTTAACTGGCAATTATATAACTCTACTAAATACGTATATCAAACCAGTTTTAATTCACTACACTCTCATGTCTGCTTTGCCTTATTTAAGTATTACTATTACTAATGGTGGTGTTTATAGATACAATCCAGATAATTCTACATCACTTAGTAAAAATGAAATTGACAGCTTAGTGAATAGTGAAAAAGATGCAGCTCAGTATTTTTCACAAAGGCTTTTAGATTTTTTAAATTATAATTCCTCTAGTATGTTTCCTGAGTTTTATCAAAATACAAATGAGGATATAAGCCCAAGTTACGAGGATAATTTTAACGGATGGTATTTAAAATAATAACATGAATATAGCTATTGTTTTTTGGTTGTTTTTTTTTACAAGTCTGGCTGGCTATTTCATAAAATATGCTAAAAAATGAGTGAAAACTGGGGGAAAGGTAGCAGGAACAATACTGTTGGTTATGGTCAAGGAGCTAGTAACTCTACTAATAATTGGGGTAAATCACATTCTTTATCTAATGCTGGCCAAACTGATATTGTAGGATTAACAAGTGTTAGAATTACTTATCCTTCTTCTGCTTTATGTGCAGATGCTTCTGATCCTACACCAACAGTTCAAAACAATGCTGGATCTGGAACATTTAGTTCAACTACTGGTTTAGTAATAAATTCTACTACTGGAGTTGTTGATGTTTCTGGTTCTACTGCTGGTGCTACTTACACTATAACTTATACAGATACAGATGCTGAAACTGCTACTTTTGATTTAACTATTAATACTCTACCAAGTGTAACAGTTAGCGTTTCTGCTGGTGCTATTTGTGTTGGAGAAAGTACAACTATAACTGCATCTGGTGCTTCTACTTATTCTTGGAGCAATGGCCAAACAGGATCAAGTATTACAGTTTCACCAACTACTACTACTTTATTTACTGCAACAGGAACTGATTCAAATGGTTGTACAAGTTCGGGTAGTACTACTATTACTGTAAATGCCTTACCAACTGTTGAAATTACAGGAACTTTAACTTATTGCGCTGGTGGTTCAACTACATTAACTGCTACTGCTGGATTAAGTTCTTATTTGTGGAGTACAGGAGCAACTACACAAGCAATTACAGTTTCTACTACTGGTAGTTATACAGTAACAGGAACTGATAGCAATGGCTGTAGTGCTACATCTTCTGCTTCTACAGTAACTGAACTACCTTTAGATAGTGCAACAGTAACTTATAGTTCATCTGCTTATTGTCAAATGCCAACAGGTGCTTTAGCTGTAGATGGGTACTATCCTTTATATACAAGCCAAGCTGATGCAAATGCAGCAAGTAGTGATGGAAATTCACATGCTCATTCTTTAACAGGTGGAACTTATTACATGCCTAATGATGGTGTTATTATATATCATGGAACTTATTCTTTAACTACTCCAGCACCTACAATTACAGGTGAATCTGGAACATTTAGTGAGTCTACTGGAAACTTGTCAATTGATAGTTCTACAGGTGTTATCAATGTAAATAATTCTACTGCTGGAACTTATACTGTAGTATATACTACTAATGGTAGTTGTCCTAATACAATAAATAATACTATTACTATAAATGCTTTAGATGGTGCTACTTTTGGTTATTCTGCAAGTAGTTTAGCACAAACAGGAACAGCAAGCTTAACAACTACACCAACTACTTCAGGTGGTACATATAGCGCATATCCAAGTGGTTTAAGTATTAACTCATCTACTGGTGAAATTGATTTAGCTGCTTCTACTATTCAATCCTATAAAATATTCTATGAAACAAGTGGTGCTGGATGTCCTAATTCATCAACATTTGATTTAGCTGTAACTGCGAGTGACCTTTCTAATAATCATTCATTTTCTTTTGATGGTGCAAATGATTATATAGATGCTGGCAATGATAGTAGTTTAGAAATTACAGGAAACTTTACTATTTCAGCTTGGGTAAAGCTTAATGGTTATACAAACACGTATCCGAGATTAGTTGGAAAAGGAAATTCAGCAGACAATAGGTGTAATTATGGCATAGGTTTTTATGGAACAACACCAGCTGTCATAGGCAATAGTAGTGGAACGTGGATTGCTAATTATAACTCAACCGCTTTAAGTACTGGAGTTTGGTATAATATAGTTGGTGTTTATGATGGTACAAATTTTTTACTTTACAATAATGGTAGTTTAGACACAACTAATTCAGCATCTGGTTTTAATGCAGCTACAGCAGCCTCTGCAACCTCAGGTGATAGTTTATTAATTTCAGCTAAAGCAAATGGCGCTTCGGGGTTTGTTAATGGGTTAATAGACGAAGTAGGAATTTGGAACACAGCTTTAACATCTACTCAAATACAAAGCATTTACGATGCAACATCAACTAACTTAACTAAAGACTTAACCACAGTATCAGGTAGCAACTTGGTTTACTGGAATAGAATGGGAGATTAATTATGAGCAACTACTATAATAGACAATGGCGATTGCCTAACAATGAGAATAAATCGAAGCAAAGTAATTATTCTATGTCGTTTGACGGGACAAACTATATAGATTTAGGCAACTCAACACAAGTTCAACCTGTCAAAGAAATGTCTATTTCTGCTTGGATAAACGCATCTTCTTTATCTACTTATTTAGGGATTGTTTCTTGTCAGTATACCAGCGCAAGTTATGATGGTTTTTCATTACGTTTAAGTGACACCTCTTCAAATAAAATTCAATTTGCAGTAAAGCCGATTTATGGTTCTACAAAGTCTGTAAATAGCACAAGTACAATAACAACTGGGCAATGGTATCATTTAGTTGTTACTTATGATGGAGCAAATATAAAGTTATATTTTAATGGTTCTCTTGAATCTTCAACTACAATGACTGAAAATATTGATTATACTGATGGTTCAAGAAATACATTAATTGGTTCATTATATACAAGTGCCTTATATTTTAATGGCCAAATAGACGCAGTAGCCATTTTTAATTACGCTCTTTCTTCAAGCCAAGTAACTACTTTGTATGGCTCAAGCTCTACTGGTATAGGAAACCCAATGACATTAAATCCAGTTTCATTTTACCAACTCGGTGATAAATCAGTATTTAACGGGGCAAACTATTTAGCACCAAATATTGCAGTGCAAGAAGCTGATGGAGATATAGCTACAAGTTATTCACCCTACGCTTTAAATTTTGATTCTGCAAGTAGCGATTATATAGATTGTGGCAATGATAGTAGTTTGCAGTTTCAAGCAACAGATGCTTTTTCTGTAAGTGCTTGGATAAATATAAATGCAACAACTTCAGGCGCTGATTTTATTGTAAGTAATGGTTTGTGGAATACATATCCTTATAGTGGTTGGGGATTAGAAATTAATGGCTCTAACACTATAAGGTTTGACTTAACAGATGATAATGTAAATCAATTAACAATAGACTCATCTGGATTAACTCTAAACACAAATACTTGGTATAATGTTGTATTTACATATGATGGTTCTAATAGCGCTACAGGAATGAATTTTTACTTAAATGGTTCTTTAACTTCAAAAACAATATTCAAGAATCAAACACTTAGCACAATAACTTATACATCAATAAATTTAAATATTGCTGCAAGAGAAAACGGGATTAGACCTTGGAATGGTTCTCTTTCAAATGTATCTGTCTGGAACGCTGCTTTAACATCTTCACAAGTAACAGAAATTTATAGTGAAGGTATTCCCCAAAATCTCTTAAACCACTCGGCAGTAAGTTCACTTGTATCGTGGTGGCAGTTAGGAAGTAACAGTTCTTTTAACTCATCTTTAAATCAATGGACTTGTATAGATGAAAAAGGAACAAACACAGGAGAAAGCTCTCAGACGTTTAATGAAGATGCTATTGTAGATGGTGTTGGAAGTTATGCAAATGGAGTAGGAACATCTGGTTTAGAGGTTGTTGGCTCAGCTTTTGGAAGCTCGGCAAATGCTCTTAGTATCAACATGGACGTACTTGACAGAACAGAAGACACACCAAATTAATAATATTAAATAAATAAAAATGAGTGATAGAAAATATATAGTAATAGATTTAAGCAATACTGACAAAGTGCTTTTTTCTCAGGTAAATCAATCTTCTGCGCAATCAGTTAGAAGAAATTTAGCTAATACACAGTGCTTACTTTCTTATAGCGTAGAACCATCTTTTATTACAGATGGCAGTTTAGCTATTGTTGGGAGTGTGATGACACAAACAGAAGCACTTACACTACTTAGTGGTAGCGACTGGACAGAGCCACTACCTGAAGAATGAAAACTTTAGTAGCTAAGATGGACAAGCCGAAAAAAAGGCGTAGAGGCGTGCATAGTAAGAATGCAAGTAAAGGACAAGTAGGATATAAAACAGTCTATCGTGGACAAGGTAAATAATATAAAAATGGATGACCATACAATATTAATAGCATTAATCAGTGGATTAGGTTTAAAAGAGATTTGGAATATCTGGAAAAAGAAAATAGATATTTCAGCACAAAAAGATGAAAGAGAAGACAAAGTTTATCTAGATCAAATTGGAGTTTTAACTAATAAAATAGAACAGCTTGAGGTTAAGATTCAGATGCTTATAGAAGAAAACACTCAGCTACTTATTAAAGTAGCTAGAATGGAAGAAAAACTAATTCAAAATGCAAAAAGAAGAGTACAAACTAGAAGAAAAAAAGATGAAAAGAAAGATTGACAAAATAGTTATTCACTGCACAGCAACAAAATCTAGTCCTGAATATAATTATAGTGTAGACACTATTAGAAATTGGCATAAAAAAAGAGGTTTTAGAGATATTGGCTACCATTTTTTGGTGAGGTTTACTGATGTTCAACCAGGAAGACCTATTGAAGAGATGGGAGCGCATACAAAAGGATTTAATAAATCATCTATAGGTATTGCTTATTATGGTGGATTAGATGAAAATGGCAAACCTGCTGACACTAGAACAGAACTACAAAAAGATATGTTACTAGGTTTATTAAAAAGATTAAAAGAAAGGTTTCCAAATGCTTCAATTCATGGGCATAGAGACTTAGCTAGTGTTGACAAAGATGGGGATGGGGTAGAAAAAAGCGAGTTTTACAAAAGCTGCCCATGTTTTGAGGTGGAGACCTACTATAAAGATCTTCAGCCGTCTAAATTTAAAGCATATAGTAAAGCTTATAGAGACCTAGAAAAAAAATCTAAAAGTGCTAAATAATATACTAACTAAACTTTCTGGACAGGCTTTAAATATTATTGATGAGGTTGTGACTTCTAAGGAAGAAAAACAACAACTTAAAAATGAAATTGAAAAAGCAATTTTGGATCATGAAATTGAGATTCAAAAAAACGTAACTGAGAGATGGAAAGCTGACACTAGTAGTGATAGTTGGCTAAGTAAAAATGTTAGACCTCTTGTTCTAGTTTTCTTAGTAGTTTCTACAGTATTAATGATATTTATTGAAGCAGGGGTGATAGCATTCGAGGTTAAAGCAAGTTGGATAGATCTTTTACAGCTTGTTTTAATAACAGTAATCGGAGCTTATTTTGGCGGGAGGAGTCTCGAAAAAGTAAAAAAACCTAATGAAAAAATATAGTGAACTCTATTCTGATAAAGGAAGTCCAAAAGTCAGACTTTCTGAAGATGAATACAATATAATTTACCAGTACAGAGAAAATAAAAAACCTACTGAAAGGCGTATTTTAGTAATAGGTGATTTACATTCACCATTTGATTTAGAAGAATATCACCAACATTGTGTAGACACTTATAATAAATGGAATTGCAATCAAGTAATATTTATTGGTGACGTTATAGACAACCATTATAGTAGTTATCATGAAACAGATGCAGATGGCATGGGTGGAGCAGATGAATTAGATTTAGCTATAAATAGATTAAAAAGATACTATACCTCTTTTCCAAAAGCAGATGTAGTTATAGGAAATCATGACCGTATGATTATGCGTAAGGCACAAACATCTTCTATACCTACTAAATGGATAAAAGCCTATAAAGATGTTTTAGAAGTACCAAAATGGAATTTTACAGAGCGTGTGGTTTATGATCAAGTACAATACATTCATGGAGAAGCAGGTACTGCTCGTAATAAATCTAAAGCTGATATGCAAAGCACAGTTCAAGGTCATTTACATACCCAGAGTTACACAGAATTTTCTTGTGGTCGAAACTTTAAAATTTTTGGTATGCAAGTAGGTTGTGGCATTGATTTTAGTTCGTATGCAATGGCCTATGCTAAAGCTGGTAAAAAACCGGCAGTAGGTTGCGGTGTTGTCATTGGTGGCAAAACAGCTATAAATTGTATGATGGAATTATAAAACTGTACACAATAGAGTACACAATTAATATAAAAAAACCATAACTATCTGTAAATAAAACAGTTATGGTTTTGTGTTGCGGAGAGACAGGGACTCTCCAGAAATATATCTAGTTATAGCATATTGCTATACTTTCTTTTAATATATCTGTTATTTTTTAGTACTATTGTAAATAAGTATGGTGTTATACTATAAATAACTATAGAAAAACTGTACACAATACTGTACACAATGTATTTTTTTTTAAACAATCCAAGAAATAAAAAATCTGCTATTCGGCTAAGGTATTACGTTAAATCTGAAAAACAAACCTTTGTTTATTCTACTGGAATTTCTATTCATCCTAAGAACTGGAACAAAAAAAACAGAATGCCAATTGTAAAAAGTGGCAGTGCTGGATTTGAGTTAAAGAAAATTACAGCTAGATTAAACTTATATGTTGAGCAGCTTCACAAAACTATTAATGACATTCAATTAAATAAAGAAAATGTTACTAGAAGTAAGCTAAAACAAGCTTTAGATGATGCTTTTAAACTATCTAAAGTGAGTATAGATAAAAGCTCTGTTAGTTCTATGATGTCTTATTATATTAACCAAAGGGAAAAATTAAATAAATATAGTAGACAGGGAATTGACAAATACAAATACTTAAAAAACAAATTAGAGCATTATAATAAAAATTTAAAAACTTCTGATATTAATGAAGAGTTTATGATAGATTTTATAAACTTTTTAAGAGAACATTATAAGCTTACTGACATCACTCTTAATAGAACTATTGGCTTTTTAAAGACTTTTTTAAAGTGGTCTATTGAATACGGTATTGAAATTGATAATAGTTATAAAAAAGTAACTATTACTTCTAGAGATGCAGACCACATACACTTAACTAAAGAACAAGTAAAGGTGTTAGAAAGCTTAGAGCTGGAAACAAAACTGGATAGAATAAGAGATTTATTTTTAATTGGTGTTTATTCTGGTCAAAGATTTAGCGATTATACGGTTTTTAAAAAATCAGATGTTGTAGACAATAGAATTGTAAAAAGGGCGCAAAAAACGGACTTTAAATCTTACGTGCCAATATCCAAAAAATTAAAAAAACTTTTAGATAAGTATGAGTGGAGGCTTCCAAAAGTAAGTAATCAAAAGTTCAATGCGTACATAAAAGAAGTGTGTAAAATAGCAGCTTTTAATGATGAAATTACGAGAACAAAATATAGAGGCAAAGAAAAAATTATTGAAATACAACCTTTTTATGAAAGAGTTAGCTCACACACAGCTAGAAGAACTTTTATAACCTTAGCTTCTTACACTGTGCCAGATCATATTATTATGGGAATTACTGGAATTAGATCTGCAAATACTTTAAAAACGTATAAAAAGTTTGATCCTAATTTATTAGAGAATTATGTAGAAACTATTTTTCAATAAGAACCGATTCAGCTAAGTTTTTTAAATATTGTCTCCACTCTACATGATGAGCTTTTAATATATCTCTTGTTTCTTTAGCTGTGTACAGTTCTTTGTTTTGGTCTAAAGCCTGACACGTTTTAAATATCGGATCTAGTTCATTCATAATAGATACAATATAATAAATTATAACATAATTTTTCTACGTTGTTTTAAAAAACTTTTAAAATAAAATTAAAAAAAAGGATTTTATTTTTCCCCATTGCCATTCTTTTCTCTCAATTTTTTTTCATCCTCTTCTAAAATTTCATAGCCTTTCATCATGGTGATAGTAGTAATTTTAGCATCAATGTTCTCAATATCTTTTTTTACCTTCTCTAATTCAATTAAAGATTTTTGCCAAGTAGCTTCAAAATTATTTACAAATTCTTTAACATGGTTATAATTATTAATAAAATCATTCATTGTTTGAGTCGCTTTTTCAATTAAAGAAAAATCAGGAATTAATGGTTGTAACCTGTCTAAGACTTGTTTTGCTGTAACTGTAAGCTCTTCATCCTCTTTAGCTGAGGTCTTAATAAACATTGATCCATAGCCAGTGATTAACCATTCTCTGTTAACTTGTGGAAATCTATCGCAGATTTTATCAATAGTATTTTTATTTGGCTTTTTATTTTTATCAATAATATTCCAAATTGTTGAAGCTCCTACATATCCACATTCATTAGAAAATGAGTAAATGGTCATGCTAAGCGCCTCAATTAGTTTTTTTATTCTTAGTGCGGTGGACTGCATAAAAGCTAATTAATTACATCAATATACGTTTTATATACGTCAATCATTCACTTTTATAAGTTTTTTTCAAGAAAGTTTTTATCTGTTAATTATTTATTTTATTAAAATAATTTATTTTTTTTAGTTGAAATAGTTGTTGTTTATATATAAATAAGTATATTTGCTATATAAAACAACTATTATAGCAACTAATAGTATAATATTTTAACTATGAATATAAATATAGATGTAGAAGAGATCATTGAAAAAAAGCTTGAGAAGTTTGATAAAACAATAGATCAGAAAATTAGAAACTGTTTTATGGAATTAAAATGGTACACAACTAATGAAGCTGCTAGGCATTGGAGAGTCACACCACAAACAGTCCTTAAAAGAATAAAGACTGGAATGGTCAAAGCCAAGAACCAACAAAACGGTAGATGGCTTATAAATGGCAAAGATATAGACAATTTACAACCACCTCAAACATTTAACAACTATGAACAATAGAGATCAACTTAATATGCTCTACAAAGAGTGTGGTTTAGTTAAAGTAGACATTCACAAACATCAGCACTACACTATAATAACTAGAGCTGGCATAGAGAAAATCATGTTTGCAAAAGGTATTACAATTAAATATCAAGAGGTAAAGGTAGAGAAGGATTTCTGCGCAGTAAAAGCAATTGCCACAAAAGATAATGAGACTATAGAAACCTATGGCTCAGCTTGTAAAGAAACAAGTCATAACAAATACTATTTAGAAATGGCTGAAAAGAGAGCTATGTCTAGAGCTGTTTTGAAAATTACTAAAGGTTATCAATTGGGGGTATTTAGTGAAGATGAGGCTGATGACTTTAAAAAAAATAATACAACATGAAAAAGCAAGTTAAAGATCCTTTAAAAGAAATGTTCATTGAGTTAAATAAACTTAAAAAAACGAATGAACACATGAGCAAAAAACTCTATTTACTTGAAAGGGGAATATATAAAACAATGATCACTAATAATAAAAATTAATATGGAAACAATAAATAAAATCAATTTTGAAGAGACTTATTTAAATGGAAATGTTAAGTCTTCAGGATTAACAAAAGAAGAGCAAGCTCAGCTAGAAGAGTATAGAAAAAAGCTTATTAAAAAAAGAACAAGCGTAATTGTAGAAACGGTTCAAAATTTAAGCTTTTACTCTAGCCGATTGGATTATTTACTTAATCTAACAAAAGAACAAAAAACTGTCTTTGAGTGGGAAATCCAGCACTACCAAAATAAGATCAAAGATCTAAGCCAAACCTATTTAGAAACCTTTAAAAATATTGAAAATGGCAGCAAGTAAAAGAGACTATATGAATTATCATGATCCATTAGAAAGTGAAGTTCCAACAGAGTGGCTTATAGAAAATGAATTAGTTGACCTGTTTGTTCCTGGAAAAGACATTAAACCCAAAGAAGAAACTTTAGAAACCAAATTAAACAACTATGTTCAATTGGTTAAACAAGGCGAAGAGGATGCTTTAAAAGCTAAGATAGCACTTCAGCAAGTCAAGAAATTATTTGAGAGCGCAGAAAAAGAAATCGAAGCTGAGGCATTAACAGAATGTGAAAGACATGGAGCTAAAACTTTTAATTACAATGGTTATAAAGTTCAATTAAGAAACGGATCTAAAAAGATAGACTACAATTCAGTAGATCAAGTTGGGCAACTTAACCAACAATTAAAGCTTCTTAAAGCAGATATTAAAGGCTCTATTGAGGCTCAAAGATTTTCAGGAGATAATCAGCTTGTATTATCAACAGGCGAAATGATTAACACTCCTACAGTCACCTATTCAAAAGACAGTATTACAATAACTAAAAATAAATAAACCTATAGGGGGTTGATGAAGAGACACTAAAACCCCCTTAAAATTTTAACTATGGAACAAATGTATAAACTAGAAGACGTAATCAAAGAAGAACAAAAAGGCTTTAGAAGTTCAAAATTAAAAAATGTAACGTTGGATGAAATATTGAACTCCGTTAAAGACATTTTGGGAAGCTTTCCAGAATACAAAAAAAGAAACATTGTAAAGTATCAAATCTACTGCTACCTGGCTAATCAATACACTTATAAATCAAAGGTACAAATATCTAAAAAGGGAGGTTATAAAGGAGTAGATTTTGTCGCATCTGTAGTAGTTGCTATAGATAAATATGATAAAAACTATAAAAAAGACGAAGTTTTTAGAACTATAGTAAATGCTTGCAGAGGCAGGATTGAAGACATAAATAGCAGCATAGAAAACCAAAGAGAAAGTATTTTAAAAAATTTAGATTTTAAGCTAGAAAAACTCACTGTTGACCAGTTAAAAATCACATATAACTATATAAATAAATTTTAATGCCAACTGAAAAAAAGTCATTCGTACTATACAACGATCAATTTCCAATGTTTAAGAAGCTTACTAATTCACAGGCTGGTGAACTTATTAAAATGATTTTTGCTCATGAAACAGGCGAAGCATTTAAGACTAAAGATTTAGCAGTGGATATAGCTTTTACTTCTATTCAGCAGCATTTAAATAGAGATAGTAAAAAGTGGAAAGACATTCAAAAAAAAAGAATAGCAGCTTCCAAACAAGCAAAAAAGAAACGAGACCAAGTGATACCACATGATACCACATGGAACCAAGTGGAGGGTGTTAATGTAAATGCTAATGTTAATGCTATTGTAAATGATAATGTTAGTTTAAATGATATTGATAAAACAATAAATAATATAGAGAATTTTCCTTTTAAATCTAAAAAGTTTATTGAGGCTTTTTATAGTTGGATTAAGTATAAAAGAGAAGATCATAAACAAAACTTTACACACAACACTATTAATGCTTTATTAAAAAACATTAAAAGTAATTATACTCTAGTTCATAATGCCATTGAAGCTATTGAATCTTCTATAGCTAACAACTATAAAAATATTTATCCAGCTAGTAAGAACAAGAAAAAAGTAGTCAAGACTAATTATCAACCACCAGCTCCTACAGAAACCAGGATGAAAAAAAATAGAGTTTCTTATAGTGAGTTAAATGACCCAAATTCAGTATTGGGTAAAATGAAACTAGATTTTAAAAAGAATATGAAAGAGGCTGAGAAGAAACAAATTAAAAAAAAAGGAAGAGCTGACGAATTAAGGAAAGCTCTAAGTAAATAAATAACTATGAAAAAATTAAAATGCCTTATACTAATAAACAAAAACAAAAAGAATCTCAACATAGGTGGTATTTAAAAAATAAAGAAAAACATAACAAAAGAAGTGCGTATTGGAAAAAATGGAGAAAAGAAAATCCAAAATTAGCAACATTAAAAAATCATCCCCAGAAAATTATGAGTAGTAAAGAAATTAAAAGTGAAGTTTTTAATTGTTTAGAAAATTTTAATTCAGAAATAGAAAAACTTAAAAATGAATTTGAAGAGTTCAGAAAAAAACAAAATAAAAAAATAGAATCTATCTCAAAAAAAAGAGAAGAATGGTGTAAAGAAAATAGAAAAAAAATAATTTTTTTATTGCCTGAAAAAGAAAAATTATATAAAGTAACAAACCCTGAACTTATAAAATTATATAGGTCAAATAATTGGGATTATTATTATAGAGATAGAAGTCGTTTTTACATAGAAAATTATGAATCTAAAGACTTTTATTTTAGGCCAAAAAACACAGAATTTATAATAAAAAAACAATTTGAAAAATTTATACATCCATTTGTAAAAGGTGAAATTTTAGATGATAAATTAAAAGTTATTATTGAATCAGCAAAAATTGCAATAAGTGGTATTGAAAAATTAGATGAAAATTTTGAAAAAAATTTTTACAACCATAAGACTAAAGTTTATGTAATGATTGATAAAAACACTGGTTTTTATAAAATAGGTAGATCAAATAAACCAATGTATAGAGAAAAAACTTTACAATCTGAAAAACCTACTATTGAACTTCTTTTTTATTGTGATGCAAGAAAATCTGATGAAAGAGAATTACATAAAATGTTTAAAAGCCGAAGAGTAAGGGGTGAATGGTTTGATTTAACAGGGACTCATTTACAATTAATTAAAAAATATTTCGAACCATCACCACACTAAGAAAATTAAAAACAATGAAAAAATTAGCAATAATAGGAGGACTAAGCTTAATGACTGCTGGAACTACCAATATGTTATGGCATAAACAGCAATTAGATTTAAATCCTAACACGATTGCTATAGCTACAGGAGGGTTTTTTGTAGCAGTAGGAATATCCTACAAATTTTAATTAAATAAATAAATATGACAATTAATCAATTAAAAATTAAAGGTAGAGTTCATAGGATAGAAGAACTCTATGAAGGTGAATATGAGGGCAACCCATATAAAGTACAAGAGTTTGTTCTAGAAGTAGATGACGATTACAACAGAAACTTTGTCTGCATTAAATTAAACACCAAAGCAGTAGAA